ATGCCCGCTACCGCTTCACCCGCAAACCACTTTCGAGAATCCTATGAAATCGTCGGTCGTCGAATTCAGCGACTTATCACCACGCCAAGCGTGCAAAAGGTCCAGGTCCTCACTGTTGCTCGCAATGACGACGAAAGCCCGGAAGCCTGGCAACAAGTGATTCAGGAGATAGAGGAAACAAGCGGTGTGCGCATTGAGCGCTTGGAGGGAGGCGCCGTAAGGATCGGGTGGCGAGGGTATTGCGAAGGTTGAAACGAGCCCGCCAGTGAGCGGGCTTTCTTTCGTGCAAATGAAATAATATAAGCATGCTTATTGACTCGAAAAATAAGCACACTTATATTTGCACCCAAGCCAAACGACACCGGCCCAGCAGCGAAAGCCGCGCCGCTCTTTAACAACCCGCGCCATAAACGATTACCCGGCTCACGCTGGGAGGTCAGCCCCGGCCACACCTGTGGGGCGAGATGAAGTCAGGTGAAAAAAACTCGCGCTGCCACTACTGGCGACCGGCGATCCGATAGCCCCGAAAGGCTACCAACGCGCAGAACTGCGACGGCGGACGAGGTGTTGACCGAACTGGCGAATGACCCGGTAGGAGGCGCGAGCAAAAACCACAGATTTACTGATGCCGCTTCGATGAGGCGGCATTGGAAATCATCGGAGGAGCACGAAATGCCGAAATTCATCCTCGACTACATCCGGCTCTGCCGGGAATGCAGCCTTGATCGCCGCACCGTCGGCAACATGCGCTCAATCGTGATTCCGGCGCTGCAAAGTCGCGCCGCGGAGCTTCGCCGCGCGGTCAGCCTGGTTCCAGAGGGTTGCCCAGAGCTGGAGCAAGACGCCGAGTTGCTGGAATCGGCGGTAAGAGCAGGCCTACAGCGCTGCGCGCCACTACCAACCCAGCAAGAACTTTTCGCAGCGTGACGATTTCACTGGCTGGCCTTGGCGACAGAGCCTGACGGGAAATCAACCGATCAAGCACGGAGCACCACATGAACGAACAAACCCTTCGGCAACTGCTGGCCGAGCGCGTCACCATTTACGCCCAGTCGGACCGCCCTCGCGTGCTGATCGACGAAGGCATCGAGAAGCTGTTCAAGGAAGTGGTCAACGACGCCTTCCGTTCCTACGGTGACTTCGGCGGCGCGATCAAGGAAGCAGTGAAGGCTGCGCTTCCGGCCAACGTATCGGACGTTTTCGAGTTGCAGCGCTACAACGCTCTGGTCGCCAACGCTCTCCGCGAGCGCTGGGCAGCGGCAGCTTTGCAATCCACCGTGCTGGAGCAGGCAGACAAAGTTATCGCTGAAGTTCTCGACGGCGACGGGCTCATCACCGGCGAAATCTCGCTTCGCGGGTTGCTCAATGAGTTCGTCATCGAGCACAAAGACCAGGCAGCCGAAGAGCGCTGGAGCGAGCCGGAAATCCGCTTCGAAGAAAGTGAAGGCGGATCGACCACCTTCCTGTACATCGGGTTTGATCCAGAACCAGAGAACAGTCGTGACCGGTTCGTGTACAGCTCCGATAAACGCAGCATCCATAGCCTGAAGAACTCGCTCCACGTCCACATCAAAGGCGAGCGTGAGACCGGCGACCGCTTCCGCCCAGAAGAACGATTCGGCGAGGTGATCGGCGCGAAGCTCGACGACAAGAAGATCGCAGTGAACATGCGGGTTCGCACGAAGTGGGAGCGGATGCTGGCATCCCTGTACTTCGGTAATGCGGTGCTCGTCATCGACTGCGACGAAGACGAGTTCAGCTACGGCTTCGACGACTGAACAACCAGCGCCACGACAGCCTGTCGTTAACTGCCCGATCACCTCGAAAGAGGCTGCATCGGAATGTCGGCGCCCCATGAAAAAAGCTGATCCAGGCCAACTGTTTGTATGCGAACGGGCGGACGTAGTTAGGCATCTTGGTCAGGACCGACATTCCAATGCAGCTTCAAATCGCCATCGTAGAAAAAATGAATTAGCAACCTGCCCGCTCGGTCAAGAATTATGAACGCAGTAAATCTGACGAGGTGACAGCGATGACTATCCAAGCAGAGACACTCGTACAACTGACCGAAGCGCTGCAAGAGCGAGGCATGAATCTGGTTTCAGATGTTCACTTTACTCGAGCGCCATACCGGCATAACCACCGATGGATTTGCACCGTAGAGTAACCATGCTCTTTGCCGGCGGCTCGGACTAAGACTCCACCGCCGGCCCCACTGCCCCGCTACGACGTTTTCCAACTTGAGATGGTGCAACCGGCATGGTCCAATAGATGATGGCCTTTCGCTACGGTGATCTCAGTTGAAGCAATATCGTGGATTGATAATCTTTTTTTCGGCAACAACGTTGCTCTTTGTCTTGGCCCAGGTATGGCACACACGGCCTGCCCCGGAAGAGAAAAAGGAGGATCGGGAACGCCAGCTCAAAGGGCTCGCGCTCATCATGGGCGCCCAGTCCGGAAAAGTATCTGACGATTCAACTCGCGTCGATTCTGTGACCTACAGCGATGAGGTCATGCGTATCTCCTACACACTCATAAAAGTCACGAAAGACGAAATCGATTCTGTTGAATTCACCAAGGACGCAAAAGCGCTTGCGGCTTCTGCATTCTGTAATGAAAAAGGTTTAGGGCAATTCGTGAAAACGGGTCTTTCCATCGACCTCCTCTACAGAGATTCAACCAGTTCGCCGGTAGCCGAGTTTCAGATAGGCAAATCCGACTGCCTCTGAAGCCTGCCCCCTGAAGCCCGCCTCTCACGCGGGCTTTTTTCTGCGCGTCGCATCGCAATGAATCCGCGCAGCTAATCATCAACACCCCTACCAATCCCGAATGCACTCCCCTCCCCGCCCAACGGCGACCAGCGGAGCGGATGAGTGCATCCGAGTTTTGTTGGATCAACACCCGCCACCCTGGAGGCGACCATGTCAGCTCTACGCAAGCTCATCCCGGAAGACGACTTTCTCGATACGGAGGCAGGTCAAGAATGGCTGACCGAGTCGGTCGACGATCTGCTGTGCCGGCGCCATGTCGAAGCACCGAATCCGGTGGGCCGAAGCAAGGTCCTCGTCAACGCTGATCACCTGCCGGAAGCACTGGCGGATCACATGGCTACGAACCCAGATCCAGACCGCTGCATCGAGAAGATCCTGATCGAGCTGGTCCGGCGCGGCGACGGGGGGATCTTGCACACCTGGGCCGTCGAAGCGGTGGGCGGTGACCCGCTGATCGTTCGAGCGTTGGCCGGCGACCTGGTCGCGGTGCACGCCAACGAGTACCGCGATGCAAAACGCGAAAGCGATCGCGTCGAGCAGGAGTGCGGCTTTTGAGCCCGCACATTCTGATCGACAAAGCGCTCGATGGCGTGACCGCTCCCTTCGCCCATGAAGAGACAGGTTTGCTTGTCCAGGAGCTGATCACCCGACTCTTCACCGACGGCGCCATCACCATCGACGAGTTCAACCACTACTGCGAGCGGCTGCGCGACGTCTGTCAGCAGCGCAAGGAGACTGTATGAGTACGGCACCGGTTAAATCGCTGATTGATGAGCAACTGGACGACATCGAAAACAAGATCGCCCTACTCGGCTTTGGCCTTCCCTTCAACGAGGTGATCGGCCGCAAACGCGAGGACCTGGTGCAGGACCTGCCGCAGCGCTTGGCGCCGTCCATGAAGGGCAAACGGATCGCAGTGAGAGTTCGGCCGTGACCGGTCGCCAGCTCGCCCGCCGGCTGCTGATCCGGCGCGGATCGTTCTCCGCCATCGGCGTTTTCACCTTCCTGATGCTGCTCAGCGCCCTCGCCGACCGCATCACTCAATAAACCAAGCATTCAATCGCTGCGCTGGGCGCGGCAAGGATTCCCCATGTCCGCACAACAGCAAGTGATCAAGATAGACGACATCAGCGCCGAGAACGCGCCAGCCATTTACGTTGCCGGTGGCCTTGGCCAGTTCTTCGACGCGGTTCAGGCGGAAGTCACCGCCGAAGTTCCAGACCTGACGACTCGCAAGGGTCGTGAGCGTATCGCCTCCTTGGCCGCCAAGGTCAGCAAGTCGAAGACTGCCGTCGAAAAGCCCGGTCGAGACTACCTGAAGCGCCTGAAGGAAATGCCGAAGGTCGTGGAGGCCGAGCTGCGTGAGTTCGTCAACAAGATGGACGCGCTGCGCGATGCCACCCGCCAGCCGCTGACAGACTGGGAGCAGAAAGAGCTGGCCCGTACGGATGCGCATGTCGACGCAATCCAGCGCATCAAGGATCTGGCCATTTTCGAAGAGGCACCGACATCCGGACACCTCGCCAGTGTCATTGCCGATCTCGAACTGCTCGAAATCGGCGATAGCTGGGAAGAGTTCTTGGCAGAAGCTGCCCAGGTGAAAGATCAGACGCTGATCAAACTGCGCGGCCTGCACACTGAGCGGGCCCGGTACGAAGCCGAACAGGCTGAACTGCTCCGGTTGCGCGCCGAAGCCGAAGCACAGGCGCAGCGTGAACGTGATGCGCAGATCGCCCGGGAGGCAGCCGAAGCTGAACGTGAGGCCGCTGCTCGTCGCGAACAGGAGATTCGGGATCAAGCAGCCGCAGCACAGCGTGCCGCAGAACAGGCCGCCCGCGATGCTGAGGCGGAAGCTGAACGCCAGCGCCTGCAGCTGCAATTACAGGCAGAACAAGCAGAGCGTGCGGCGGCCCAGGCCACAGCCGATCGCATTGCCGCCGAGCAGCGTGCGGAGCAAGAGCGAATTGCCGCCGAGCAGCGCCAGGCTCAAGCCGTGGAGCAAGCTCGTCTTGCCGAGGTGGCCAGACAGCAAGCCGAAGCGAACGAGGCCGCCCGCCAACAACGGGAGCGCGAAGCAGATCAGGCACACAAGGTGAAAATCATGGGCGCAGCCAAAGAGGCGCTGATGGCGATGAACATCACCGAAGAGCTGGCCAAGGCCATCGTTCTGAAGATCGCCCGCCGGGAAGTCCCGAACGTAACTATCCACTTCTGAGGAGGCCAGCATGTCCACCGAAATCATCATGCCGGAACAACGCCGGCAAGCCGTCGTGCCGATCTCGACGGACAACAGCATCATGGCGGTCATCAGTCGCGCTGCCGCTGATCCGACCTGCGATATCGAAAAGATGGAACGCCTGCTCGCCATGCATGAGCGCATGCAGGCTAAGACCGCCGAAGCAGCGTTCAACGAAGGTATGGCGCAAATGCAGTGCGAGATCCCGACGGTGTTCGAAGCGGCGGTGAACCTGCATATCGGCAACTCTTACGCCACGCTGGACGACATCACCCGCATCATCAAGCCGATCATGCAGCGCCACGGCTTCGCGATCACCTTCAAGGTCGAAAACCTGGAAAAGGCAATCAGCGTCACCGGCATTTTGATGCACCGTGACGGGCACCGAGAGCAAACCACGATGACCCTGCCGGCCGATATCGGCAAAGGACGCAATGAGGTTCAGGCGGTTGGCTCTTCCACCACTTACGGCAAGCGCTACGTCATGTGTGCGCTGCTGAACATCACAACCAGCGAAACCCGCGACGATGACGCCCAGACATCTGACGGCTCCGACAGCGAGGAAATGCGAGTCCAGGTGATAGAGGACATCCTCGAACAGGTCGGGCAGACAGCCTCCCCCGAAGAGCTGAAGGGTGTCTGGCAGGCCGCTCTGAAAGTTCTGCAGGCCAGTGGCGACAGGGTCGGTTACGACACGGTGAAGATTGCGGTCACCAAACGCAAAGACGAACTGGAGGCGAAACAATGATTGTCCTCAACTGCACACAAGGCTCCGCCGAGTGGCTGCAAGGTCGCGCCGGGGTCATCACCGCCAGCATGTTCAGCACCGCCCGCTCCAAGGTGAACGGGCTTACCGCCCAGCAGCGGACGTATGTTGACGCGATCCTTGCCGGCCACAGCGAAAGCAAAGCCCGCGATTTGGCCGGCTATAAGGCTGGGCCGAAAGCAGAAGTCGTCCAGCGAGCTCTGGATGGCGAGAAGGTCGGCGAGCCTTCAAACGCCGCACTCACCTACGCCTTCGAGTTGGCCGTAGAGCGTATCGGCGGTGCGCCGCTGGATGGTGGATTCGAAACGTGGCAGATGCGACGTGGACACGAACTCGAACCCGAAGCCCGCATGGAACACGAAATCCAGACGGGCCTGATCGTGACTCAGGTCGGGCTGGTGAAAACGGACGACGGCGTGTTCGGCGCCAGTGCAGACGGGTTCATCGGCGAAGATGGAGGCAGCGAGTACAAGTGCTTCCTCTCCCCCGAAAAGCTGCGGGCCTTTCACATCGACAACGATGCCAGCGATGTCATCGACCAGGTGCAGGGCTGCATGTGGATCACCGGCCGCAAGTGGTGGCATATCGGGATGTACTGCCCTCTTCTCAAGCCGGTCGGCCGGCAGCTCTGGCTGCAGGAGTTCAAGCGCGACGATGACTACATCGAACAGCTCGAAGAAGACCTCTGGCAGTTCAAGCTGCTGGTGGACGGATATGAAGCAAAACTGCGGAGCAAAGCAGCATGATCAGCAACCACCTCAACGACATTGAGCGCCGTCATCAGGACGCAAACGACCTTTCCGCGCAGATTGCCGAATACCTGGCCGCCGGCGGAAAGATCCATGAGCCAGAACCCGCTCCTATCAAGTTCACCAGCACCTCCGAGCGGAAGCATCCACCAACCTTCCAGCGCCCGAAGGTTAGAGATGAAACGACACATCGGGTTGCGCGAATTCGCGAAATGGCCAAGACGCTTACCCGAAACGAGATTTGCGAGCGAGAAGGTATCGCCCTGGCCACGCTCAAGGCGATCGCCTCGAAGCACGGCATCAAGCTCCAGGTGCGACAGAAGACCGGTACGGCACCCAACAAAGCGCCTCCGGATCTGGAGGCGCGATTGGTCGGCCAGATCAGGGAATGCATCGCCGGCGGCATGAACCGAAGCCAGTGCTGCAAGACTCTGGCTATCAGCTACAACATGCTCGACCGGATCGTCCGGGACAACACGATCAACTTCCCAAAGCTGAAGCCCGCATTTCGATGAAACGAACCACCCACCGGGCGGCCACACGCCGCCGACAGACCTGGCTGGACTTGCCGGCCAGCGGAATTGAAGAGGTAGGCCATGGCCAAGACCGGAAAGGAACGATCTGCAAAGAGCGCGGCGAAACGCAAGGAGCGCGGCGAAGAAGAATTGCGGCACCGTGTCCGCCAAGGCGAGAAGCGGATGCTCGCCGACCTCATGGCTTGGACTGAAGATACGGAGCAGGCATCAGTGATGGCTGGGGCCCTGCGTTACGTGCACTCGCTAGGTCCGGACGGCGCACGTGAAGCACTTCGTTCGCGCCACGAAATCGTTATTAGTGGAAGCGTGGCGCGCGAATTCCGGAATCAGAGTTTGGCTGAGCTGAGGCGCGATCCAGGCGATGAAAGTTTTGCCCCTCCACTCTAGGGACAAAATTCACAGGCTCGCGACAAATGTCGGCCAGAAATGGTAGATCGAAAACCCCATCAAGGAGGCGAAAGTAATCAGGCTCGCCCAACGAACTATGCGGATAGAACGCTCTCCCTTTTTTACGCGTTCCCACTCCGACTTGAGGACTTTTTGAACTTCCGCTGCAAACTCATTGAGGACAGATTCTGCATGCTCAATTGTTCCGCCCTCTCCAAGATCCAGCTTTTGAAGAGCAGCCAATAATGACTTGTGCTCACTCGGATTCAACCTAAGTCTTATGCGCAGAACACAGCCTTTTACTGCTACAAATTCCTTGTAACCGGCAACCTCAACGTCAGCTATTACCTTTCCCTGCTGAGCTAAAATCCTCTGCCCTTTAAGTGTCAATGCGCTTATTGCCAAGTGAGAAACAAGCTCAGCTGCGTCATTCCTTACTGCATCAATCCAAGCTTGCCGAAACTCGGAGACCTTTTGGTCTTTTGCCAAAACAGTCACAACAAACGATATGAGGCCTGCTATCAAAGCGGCGCAGATCGCACCAACTGCCGGGTAACTTAGAGAAATTTCCATTTTAGCGCTCCATTTTCTTCGTAATACCTCAACCCAAGCCAAATTGCCACCACCGGTCACGGAGGGCGGCGCCTGACTGGAGAATATCCATGAGCCAGCCCAATACGCGAGCTCATGCACAGGAATCACTGATCCGGCATGCCCAACTCTTTTCTGAATTGTTTTCTCAAAAGCTCCGCTTTCAGTTCGTCAGGCTCTACGAACCTCCAAACGTCGTTCATGTTTCTAACAAGCCTCTGCATTCCTGGACTCGACTTCAAGCTTTCCACGTCATGAGGCGAGCAAAGAGTCTGAACCAGTAGTAGGAGTTCGCCTGAAATGATGTAAGTGTTTTCGACAGACGTTGCTGAGACTTTGCGTAGCTGATCCCTTATTGCTTCAACCTCGTCCCGTGCAGCTTGAGCTGCAGTGACATCACGCTTTATCGAAGCCTTCCAAAGAGTGATTTCTGTGATGCTATCGCCAAAAATCAGGGCGGCGGAAACTAGCAACCATAAAATCGCGACAGCACTGTAGGTGCCAAAATCGATAGCCTTGGAAAGAAAAGCGATTGGCAACGCCACGACCGAGATCCCGAGAAGCGCAAAACCACAACGCCCAGTAAGCCCTAACTTATTTTGCATCAAGCCTCCCTGACATCCGGCTCCATGCCGGGCCGAACACAAATACCCCACTTATACGAATCACGCCAGCCGGCGAGGATCCCCTATGTCCGCACAACAGAAGAAACACCCCTTCGATTTCAAAACTCAATACGGACTTGGCTTCAGCACTCAGGACGATGAGATCGTTGTCGACTTCTTCTGCGGTGGCGGCGGCGCCGGTACTGGGCTGGAGATGGGCCTCGGCCGAGCGGTGAACGTCGCGAAGAACCACAGCCCGGCGGCGATCAGCATGCACACCGTGAATCACCCGGGCGCCGTGCATTACACGACCGATGTGTTCGATGGTGATCCGGACACCGAGTGCGGTGGAAAGGCTGTGGGCTGGTTCCACATGTCGCCGGACTGCACGCATCACAGCCAGGCCGCCGGCGGACAGCCGCGCAAGCGCGAGATCCGGAATCTGTCGTGGATCGGTCTGAAATGGGCCGGCAAGAAGAAGCCCCGCGTCATCAGCCTGGAGAACGTGAAACAGATCCTTCAGTGGGGGCCACTGATCGCCAAGCGCTGCAAGGCAACCGGCCGGGTGGTGAAACTCGGCGGCGGCGTTGCCGCACCTGGCGAAGTCGTCCCGGTCAGCCAGCAGTTCCTGGTGCCAGATCCGGCGCGGCGCGGGCAGACGTGGTCCGTGTTCGTCGCCGAGCTGCAGCGTTTGGGTTACGCCGTTGAATGGCGAGTGATCAAAGCCTGCGACTTCGGGGCACCGACCAGTCGCGAACGGCTGTTCATGATCGCCCGTTGCGACGGCCAGCCGATTGTCTGGCCCGAGCCGACCCACGCAAAGAACCCGGCCAAGGGACAGCAGAAATGGCGCACCGCCGCCGAGTGCATCGACTGGACCATACCGAGCAAAAGCATTTTCGACCGGGCCAAGCCGCTGGCACCGGCCACCCTTCGCCGAATCGCCAAGGGCATGAAGAAGTTCGTCATCGATGCAGCTGACCCGTTCATTGTGCCGATCGCGAACTGGTCCGGCGAAAGCGTTCAGTCCGCAAACGAGCCGCTGCGCACCGTGACATCCTGGCCGCGCGGCGGATCTTTCGCCATGGCCAGCCCGATCATCGCGCCAGCCACGCATCAGGGCAGCGACCGGATCAACGACCCGCTTGAACCGATGCCGACTGTGACCTGCGCAAATCGCGGGGAACTGACACTCTCTGCGGCCACACTTGTCCAGCTTGGCAATGGTGACAAACCGAGATCGGCTCCACGCACTGCCGACCAACACGAACCACTCGGCACGATAATGGCATCGGGCGGTAAGTACAGAGTTGCCGCTGCGCATCTGGTCAAATTCCGGTTTTCTGATGAAGGCAAGGCACTCAACGAACCGCTTCCGACCATCACCAGCGGCGGCAATTACCAGCGCCCGGCCGGCGCCGCCCACGCGATGGGCATCTCCACGGTGTTCATGGCCCAGATGAATGGAGGCTTCAACACCACGCCCGCCAAGAGCATCGAGGACCCGATGACCACGGTGACCAACACTGGCAGCCAACAGCAGCTGGTGACCGCGAATCTGGTGCACCTGCGTGGCAACTGTGATGCGCGGGACGCTGGCGACCCACTGCATACCATCAGCGCCGGCGGCACTCACCACGGGCTGGTCACCGCATTCATGGAGCGCCAGTTTGGCGCCAGCGTTGGCCAGGGTGTGGACGAACCAGCGCCGACCATCACCGCCGGCGGTGGCGGTAAGAGCTTGCTGATCGAGCTGCAGCTGTCGCCAGAGGTTGAAGAAGGCGCGCTGCGGGTCGCTGCGTTCCTGATCAGCTACTACGGCACCGAGAACATGAGCGCCGCCGACGCACCAGCGCCGACCATCACCACCAAAGACCGGCTGGGACTGGTCACCGTCACCATCAAGGGCACGCCGTACGTGATCGTCGACATTTGCCTTCGGATGCTGCAACCGGCTGAGCTGTACAAGGCTCAGGGCTTCCCCGCCGAGTACATCATCAGCCACGGTGCCGACGGCAAGTCGTTCACCAAGACCCAGCAAGTCCACATGTGCGGCAACAGCGTCAGCCCGCCGCCGATGGCTGCACTGGCGCGGGCCAATGATCCGTGGAGAGTCGTCGAACAGCAGGAAGCCGCATGACTTACGCGAACCACACCTGCCATGGAAAAGTGTTTAGCCATTCGATTAATCGGGAAAGACAACTGCTGATTTGGTCAGTCAATAGCTGAAAAAACAGATCTTCAACGAGTCGAATTATCACGGCGCAACACCTCACTCAGAAGGCAGAACGCCTTCGGTGATGCCCATGATAATTAGAAACTCATGCTTTAAAAGCAAGAAACGCAATTAGTTGTATTTAACCGTTCGTCGCCAATCCCCCTCCACCGCCCAGGCATGCCCCGGCATAGGACGCCCCCATGCCCACAGAAAAAAAACCGGCCGAGCCGCTGCAGGTTGAGCGCTCGATCGTGACCAAGCTTGTGATCACCGGCGCCACCAGGCTAGACCCGATCACCGTGTTCCTCGAAGACCTGACACCCAAACGAGGCGATCACCGTCAGCTGCTGGGGTAAGATCTGGTCGGCTTAGTGGAGTGGCGTGTGGGATGGCCGCACCATTGCGCAACTCTTCTGCGAGTTCGGCGCCAACTACGTCATAGGCTACTCAACCAATCATTGAAGTCTCGGCAATTTAGCCGTTATGCCCCGGCAAACAACGCACAACGCCTCGTACTGAAAAAGCGCCACCGTTTCAGTTGTGGATTGTAACGAGGCGTACGTTTTTACGCGGCAGAGAATATCTGCGAATCACCATCAACTGGCCACCTCCACTTGATCCATGACGAAGTTATGTCCAAGCTTCTGGTAATGAGTGACGACAAATGACATAACATAGCCAAACCCGATTACGACTACCTCAAACGCATCACCTATGCATTGCAGCAGTCGCCGCGCCAATAACAACGGCATATAACCGCAAGAAAGATTTTAATTCGACCTGTCACGAGGTCACGCGAGACGTATAGGGTTATTTATAGGAAACGGAGAAAGCCATTGATACCAATGGAGGCTATACTCATTTTCCATCAGTTGTATCTTTTTCCCTTTTCCCAAAAAGGTAGCCCATCGCTAGCGTTATCACTGGAACAAAAACCGCCCACACGTCCTTTATAATTTGTATGCAATTTGTGCCTTTATTATACCAAATATCAACTCCTAGCAGAACTAGCATAATTAAGGAAGAAATGCGTACCAGTCGTGTTATAAGGTACCATACAACCGAGTCCTTGGCTTGATCGCCCTTTCCAATCAGCTCAGAAAAAGGATAGGTGAAATAACCAAAGAAACCGGCCTTCTTCTTTACATCTCCACTGGCAGATATCGAATTTATTTTATTCCCACCCGACTCATCTGGAACGTTGAAATTATTGCTCATTATCGCTCCCCACTGTCAATCCCCCCATGGAAACAAGAGTATAATGAACAATCTTTGCACCACTTGTTATACCTTCAATCGTCAAGCTCATGCCTAACTTTTCTTCGTTATACTCCCCAATATTTAAAAACTGCTTTGTAATACCATTCCGAAAATTCTTTTCGTGACAATTAGCCTCAATTCTTAATGTTTTACCCTCGCCTTTCAATATCAATTTTGTATCCTTCTCCTTATCTAAAGAGAATACAAAGTAGAAATTCAAATCACCAAAAACAAGAGTTGCCGTCGCCTCATCGGAAGGAACAATAAAACTACCAGAAAGAAAAACTTTTTTATCACCAATCACAAGCTTGTGATCCGACATAATCACCCCAAATTAATATATACAATTAAAGTTCAAAGCATTGGAACCATGATACTCAACTGTCACTAAAAAACGTAGCACCAGAGGCCAGAAATGAGTCAGATAGTAAATCACCAGCCCCTATCATAACTGAGGTGCGATACCTGGAATACGGTCATAGGTTTGCTTCTATCACTCGCATTTGCGGGTCCCTTGACCTCACTGCACCTACCCTTTAGTCAATACCCTGTCAATGCACGGCGAGCAAGGAGTTTGCATCGCCGATCAAAAACGCCATCTGCAAGGAAACGCAATCAAACCGGTCCCCGACATCGCAGATCACTTAACGGTCAACCATGAGATATTTCTCATCAGTTATTGCTCACCCAAGGCCGACTTTCGCCGGGGGCGCCGTCGCCCTGGGCGAGTTTTTATAGTGCGCACGATACGCTGATGGCCAGGTCATCTGAGCATTTAATGCGACAACACTCACAAGCGCGACTTGCTTGTTTCGATCATTGGAACACTGCCCTTGGGCTCGCGGGCGCCGCTGCACGCTACCAGAGAGCCAAGTGCGCAGCATTTTTGGGAAGTGAGCCGAGCGGTTAAGTGCACTTAAACTGGCAACCGGCGTCTTGGGTAAGCCCCTCACCCGAGGAGATGCTACAGCAGACAAAGGAGGAAACGCTCCGCTCATAGTAACCAAGTCAAGCGCCAAACAATCGCGATAACCCATCACCGCCTTCTGCCCCTTCTCAGCGGCGCAGAGTAAGAAAGCGCGCCATGACCATCACGAAGACCATCAAGGTCCCGCACAGCTTCGGCGGCCTCTGTTGGGTCATCGCCAACTGCAACGGCACCAAACAGCACATGTCCTTCCGCACCGAACATCAGGCTCGCGCCATCGCCCCAGGGCAGGACAGCGTGACCCTTCATTAAAACCTTCTGCCGCCGCCGGCGGCGTGGAGAATCCCATGGAAACCGAAATCCTCTCTGACGAGGAACTGGCCGAACTTACCGGCTACAAGGCCAGGGCCTACCAACGCCGCTGGCTGATTGATCGCCAGTGGGTGTTTGTCGAAAGCCGGGGCAAGCGCCCGCTGGTGGGCCGTATGTACGCCCGCATGAAGCTGGGCATTATCAGCCCTACCATTGCCGACCCGAACCCACCGCCGGCCGCGCCGGCATGGACGCCAGACTTTTCACGAGTGAACTAACATGCGCCCCCGCAAGACCGAGCATCATCACCTGCCACCTCGGATGTACAAACGATCCCGAAAGCGCAAGAACGGCACCACCTGGACGGCCTACTACTACCGTGACCTGCTCGGCAAAGACATACCACTGGGCAAGGATCTCGATAAAGCCCGGTTGAAATGGGCCGAACTGGAAGCCAAGGAAAAGCCGCTCGACCTGCGCACCATGAAAGGCATCTTCGATCGGTACATCCGAGACGTGGTGCCCAAGAAGGCGCCGCGCACGCAGAAGGACAACTTGGCGGAGATCAAACAGCTGCGACCGATGTTCGACAGCGCGCCGATTGACTCAATCACGCCGGCAACGATTGCCGGCTATCGTGACGCCCGATCGGCAAAGGTCAGGGCCAACCGCGAGATCGCTACCCTCTCCCACATTTTCAACATTGCCCGGGAGTGGGGTCTGACGACAAAGGAAAACCCTTGCCAGGGTGTGCGCAAGAACAAGGAAACGCCGAGGGACTATTACGCGAATGATGTGGTTTGGGAGGCGGTGTACAAGAAGGCAGCTCAGGAGCTGAAAGACGCGATGGACCTTGCCTATCTGACCGGACAGCGGCCGGCAGACGTGCTGATGATGAGGAAGGACGATGTTGAAGGCGGGTATCTGACCGTTCAGCAGAACAAAACGCAGAAGAAGCTGCGCATACAGATGACGACCGCCGGAGAAGCAAACAGCCTGGGCAAGCTGATCGCGGCAATTACAGATCGAAACGCCCAGCACGTTTCGAGCTACCTGATCATCAACAGGAGCGGTAAACGGATGACGGCCACGATGCTCAGGAAGCGCTGGGACGCGGCTCGGGAAAAGGCAAAAATGGAAGCGTTCGAGAAAGGTGACGAGCTGCTCGCCATCCGGATCGGGGAATTCCAGTTCCGCGACATTCGACCGAAAGCCGCGTCGGAGATCAGCGATGTGGGCGACGCAAGCTTGTTGCTCGGGCACACGAAAGGCGACATCACCGAGCGGGTTTATCGTCGCGTTGGGGCCATCGCGAAGCCGTCGAAAGAGTGA